CGCCGACCGGTGCTGAGCCGGGAGAAATTATGATTCAAAACGAGACTGGCTCGCTGCTGTATTTGCAGGCCGGAGGTGCAATTTCGATGGTCACGCCGACGCTAAATATCGCGGCGCCGAATGGGGGAGATGCAACGGTGAACATCACTGGCTCACTGAACGTCACGGTCGAAACAACGACTGCCGGGATTGCATTCACACCGCACACCCACCCCTATGTTCCGGGTGGAAATCCGCCGACGCAGACCGGCGAGCCGCAAGGATAGGAGATGGGCGATATTTCGCATTTCTACGGTGCTGACATAGACCTCAGCGCCGGCGGGGATTTCTTGTATATTGCGGATGAGACGCAGCAGCATGTGATCAAGCGGTTACTGACGGCGGCGGGTGCAGACATCTGGAATCTGGCATATGGCGCCGGGCTCGGGCAGTTCGTGGGACAACCCATAAATCTGTCGGCGATAACCAATGCGATCCTCTCGCAAATCTTTCAGGAGGCGAGCGTCGCGCAATTGCCCAATCCAACGGTGACAGCAACGCAGAGCGGAACGGTAATTACGGTTACGATCACCTACACCGATGCCACGACTGGGCAAAGTCAAATTTTAACGTTGCCGTTGGGGAACTGATATGCAGCTTTCGTTACAGACAAAGAGCCAAATCGTCGCAAATATGTCTGCGGCAATTCAAGGCGCGGCTGCGACCGGCGGATTTACGATTTCGATGACTCCGGGATCCGCCATGCTAGCCTTTGTGAATGCTTGCGCCGGAACCTATTTGTGGCTGCAATGGTTGACGACTCAGGTGCTGAGTGCCGCCCGCTTGGCGACATGTTCGGGTAGTGATTGCGATCTGTTCTGTGCCGATTTCGGCTTTACTCGCATAGCCGGCGCGGCGGCGTCAGGGCAGGTGGCATTTGCGCGCTACAGTGCTGCCCAGCAGGCGGTGATACAAGTTGGCTCAACGATAAAAACCACCGATGGCACGCAGAGTTTCGTGCTGGTGGCGGATACCACACAGGCAGCGTATTCCGCGACCGCTTACGCCTACATCATCCCGGCCGGTGTCGCCAGCATTAACGCGACGGTGCAGAATACGGTGGCTGGGGTGGCCGGCAATATTATTGCAGGTGCGCTCGGGCTGGTGACCAGCAATATCCCATATGTCGATACGGTGACGAATGCCGCGGCCTTTACCAATGGGATGAATGCGGAGAGTGATACCGCATTCAAGGCGCGGTTCGGCCTGTTTCTAACATCGCTAGCCAAAGCCACACCTGTTGCGCTGGAGTCCGCCGTTCTTGGCGTGGCGCAAAACCTGACATGCGCGGTGCTGTCGGGTGTGCAGACCGTAGGTGGTGCATTTGCGCCCGGCTACGGAGTGATTGCAGTAGATGACGGCAGCGGGGCGACGCCAAGCAGCACGCTAACGGCCGTTGCAACCGCGGCAACCGGGCCTTCGGTGCTGGCGCTTGGCGCGACCTGCACGGTTATGCAGGCACCTGTGATTACCGCCAATATCGCGTTGACGATTACTTGCGCCACCTTGGTAGAGAAGGCGGCGGCATTGCCGCTGGTGGCAGCAGCAATCACCGCTTATATTTCGGCACTTCCGGTTAGCACATCGAGCGCCGCGGCACCGCTACCTTATAGCGCTATTTTCAAAATTGCATATGACGCGTCGGCAAACGTGACCAACGTTGCAAGCGCCACACTCAACGGCGGGACGGCGGATATTGGTGGATAACCAGGAACGGTGGTGCGCCCCGGTACAGTGACGGTGAGCTGATGGCCAGCATCGTATCGAGTACCATTGCAACGCTGCCGAGCGGGCAGACCGTTGATTTCAAGGTTCTGAATAACAATGGCGTTCTAACAACAGCCATTCTGCCGGTTTACGACCAAGCGGATTTCATGGGGCGTCTGTTGCGGCTTTTGCCGGGCGGTTGGTTCCCAGCGGTGGCGCCGCGGTTGTTCGCGGTATTGCAGGCGCCGGCGCTTACGTTCTCATTGATCTACGGAATGACGGTGTTTGCAAAGGCGCAGCAGCGGATTGCATCGGCGACCGGCGCATTTCTTGACCTGGCAGCGCAAGATTTTTTTGGCAGCGGACTGCCCCGGCTGGAATATGAATCCGATGCGGCTTATGCGATGCGGATTCAATACAACCTTACTGCGCCTCGCGGTACCTATAACGGCATGATGTCGATGCTGGAGCAACTCACCGGTAATACCCCCGGCATATTTCAGCCCAATAATGTGGCGCAGACCGGCGGGTGGGCCACGCAGAGTGATCCGGTCGCTGGTGGCGGGGTATTTGCGTTCTACGATGATGAGGGTGAGAGCGGGGCCGGGTTATGGGGTTCGATGGCGCTGCCCTGCCAGGTTTTCGTTACTGTTGAAGCGCCTTTGACTGGGTATTATGTCTTCGCGAATCAGGGCGGCATATCGGCGTTGGATGCACCGGCGATAGGCGGCGGTTACGGATTTTCAACACAGAGCATGCCAGTTGCCGGCGGTGGATCGCTCGCTTTTGTAGATCCTCAGTCGGTACCGGGTTCAATTACAGATGCCATTATTTACCAGCAAATCGCTGCATGGATGCCTGTGGGATATATCGCCTGGACCCAAATTACCTAACGGAGTTTTGAATGACCGATCGCGTAATAAGCTATGCCGGCGCTTTGCCGCGCGTGGAAGATTTCTTATCTGTCGGCAAATACGCTATGGTTGGCGTCGGTGCGGTTGCCGAGTCCATTCTCGGACAAAGCACCCAGGTCGCTGGGCTGACGGTGACGGCTGTTCCAAATACGGCGGTGCCTGGTTCGGCGTTCGCCGTAAATGTTGGACGTGGATTTCTGTTTTCCTATCAGGAGACCGATCCGAGCGCTTACGGAGTGTTAGGAACGGATACCGCAACCAATGTTCTAAAGACTGGCATTCTCGCGGTCGGTGTGGACCTTGGGCTTACAAATGCAGCGCCCGTATCTGCGGGCTACTCGACAAATTATCTGGTGTCCGCCGCATTCATTGAGCAGGATATCAATCAAACGGTATTGCCTTACTACAATGCCGCGCTCCCGTCGCAGCCATTCAGTGGCCCGGCGAACAATTCAACCGCGCAGGTCACGACACGACAGGATACGGTTCAGCTTCAGATAATAGCCGGAACCCCGGCGCTTACAGGTACCCAAGTGACGCCGGCAACGCCGGCCGGCTATGTGCCTTTATACGTTGTCACGATCAAAAATGGCGATAGCCAAACCGTGGATGGGCAGATCGCATTGGCGCCTGGCGCCCCATTCATTAACTCTGTGGCCGGGTTGACCCAGATTATCCAGAATGGCTCAACAAACTATGCAGTAGCGGGCGGAAGCGCAAATTTAATTACCCTAACGCTGGCGCCAGCGCTGACGGCGTATGAAGATGGGACTTGGGTAATCTTCAAGGCGGCAGAGGCGAATTCGGCAGCGACGTTCATCAGCATCAATGGCCTCTCTAATCTCCCGGTTTTGCAGGCTGGCGTGGCGCTTTCGGGTGGAGAAATTCTGCCGGACTGGTCCTATGGCGGGGTCATTCTGGGCGGTAGTTTTCACTTAGGCGAATCTGGCGCGGGTTCGATCAACGTCGCTGAGGGAACCGCGTCTACCCATGCGGTAAACATGTCGCAATTTCCTGTACGGCAATTTTTTGCCGCCTCGCAGCCTGGCGTCATCTCTGCCCCGGCGAATAGCTCAACATATACAATCGAAGATATACAGCTAACATTTCCCGCCGCTAGCAAGAGCGGGGCGTTCCGCGCCCACGTCAGGATGGTAGGCGAAGGAACCGCGACCGCTGCAAACGTGCGCCAAAACTTTCAAAACATATTGAATGACGGAAGGAATAATTACATCGGCAACGCCTCATTGGTCACAGCGTTGGCTATCGGAGACACGTGGGGAACCGCAGATACCATTCTAACATCCGGAACCTATTCACCCGGTTCAACCGTCACTTTCACACATCAAATTCGTACCGGTGGCGGCGGCGTAAATTTTACTATTCAGAACTCCTTTATGGAATTAATCGTCGAGGAGGCGTGAGTAATGGTCGGCGGATCCGAAGCCGAGCATGATGTCAGATGGCGCGCCGTTTGGTTGGATAAATTCATAGCCGAGCTCTTTAAAGGTCCGGATGGCGTAAAAGCGGATGAAATCGCTGTACTAGCGGTCGGCATTGGAATTTTGTTTGTTCTCACGCTGGAAAGTTTTCTTGGGTTAGAAATTTTTGACGTCGTAATTCGTCGGCAGCCGTTTGTGCCACTGGATTTCTCGAACGCAGCCGCCATACTTTTCGGCTCCGCCGGCACCGTTTTGGCGGCGATTACCGTTGCAATGGGTATCAAAGCGAAATTTGGAGGTTGAATTGCTTGCAATTCTGCTGCGATTTCTGAGCAAGCGCTGGCCGTATGTTGTTAATGCCGGTTTTTGTTTTGCCGGAGGGTGCGCTGCTGGCTATAGATTTTAAATCGGCGCTGCTGAGGCGGCTAAACTGGCGTTAGCGATACAACTGAAAAACGATGCCGAGGCGGTCGCCGTTGCAAATGCCCCCGCCACGTCCGAAATAATTGCGACAGATGCCAAGGCCAAAATCGCCGAAGTGGGGCTTTTGGCAGCTAATGCGCAGGCCGGAGACCGGGAAACAGCACTGACCAAGCAGATTGCCGGGCAGACTGCACGGCCGGACAAGGA